GTCCACCACCTTGTGTTTTTATAATTTGGCTCATCTAAAACGCCTTTATATAGGTGTAAGAGATTGAAAATGTTCCAGAAGCTCCGGTACCATAAAATATAGTTCCAGCCGGGAAGCATTCTAAATCGTTATCTAAAATAATTGCTTCCCCTCCTGGGAATGTATGCCATACTTGGGACGTGCCTAAGCTGCTCATTGTAATTTGAATAGGAACCGTTCCTTGATTGTCAAAGATTATTTTACAAGGGTTTGCAATGAGCGTTCCAATTATGACTTGAACACCAGTCATAACAGCGATAAGCTCAGGAGCGGGAAGCTGTATCTGTACCGAGTTATTATTGGGGTTGTACATGAGCAACCTCTTGTGGGATCTGTTGCGCTTCCTGAATCTTTTGAATTACGAAACCTTTCATGAAAGAAAGGGCGTCGTGAACTTCACCTAGAGGCGATTCGCACTCACACAATAAAGTGTAAGTGCGCTCTCCAATTTTAGTTTCTAGTTTCGAAATGTTTTTTATCATTTTTACCTACTAGGTTTGTCTAAAGATGATGTAAGAGAATGAGCTCTGATCTGTTGCCAATGGTGTTCCTGGTGTGCCTGAAGTAGCACTTGTTACAGTAAAGCTTGTCGCTGCGCTTATATCATATCTAAGCATACCCAGACCTGTAGAGCCGTTTACTGCTGTTCTTGATATGAATATTCTATCTGCTGATGAAATGTTGGTGTTTAAAATAATTGCTACACCATTGACCAGCGTTCCTGTTCCGATAAAGTCCGTAACAGCTCCACCGTTTAGGCTAATCTTAGTGGCAACATTTGTTAGGTTTACGTCACCTGTTAAATTGACACCACCTGAACCCGCTTGTATTGTGGTTGTCGATGTTGTGTTTGTCGACCCTACGATTGTTGTTTTTGCCGCACCACCAGTTGCAATGCTGACAGTAGTGATAGATGCGTCTGTAGAAAGACCAAGTGATCCCGTTCCTGAGTTTCCTGTCCATGTACCGTTTGTGGATGTAAGAGCAAGTGCCCCTGATCCAGATTGTACGGTCGTTGATGATGTTGTGTTTGTTGAGCCTAGTGTTACACCCTTAACGGCCGCTCCAGTTGCAAAAGATACAGTTGTATTAGATGCATCGGTTGAAACTCCTAAAGCTCCTGTCCCACTATTTACTGTCAACGCGCCGTTTGTTGAAGTTAAACTTAAGGCTCCGCTTCCTGATCTAATAGCAGTTGATGAGGTGGTATTTGTTGAGCCAATCGTCAATGCTTTAACGCCTGCACCTGTCACAAGCGAAACAGTCGTTGCCGTTGCATCCGTTGATAGTCCTATAGCTCCAATACCTGAATTAATGGTCAATGCACCGCCTGTTGCAGTCACATTTAAAGCACCTGAACCCGATTGCACGGTTGTCGTGCTTGTGGTGTTTGTGGATCCGAGCGTCGTTGTCTTAACTCCTGCGCCTGTAGCAAAATTGATTGTAGTTGCTGCAGCATCGGCTGAAATTCCGATAGCTCCCGTGCCAGTTGCTAATGTAAAAATACCATTTGCTGTTGTGTAAGTTGACCCTGCTGTTCCTGTGTTGATATTTACAGCAGTGACTCCCGTTGTGTTACCAATAGTAATAACTTTAGCAACCGTCGTACCAATTCCGATAGGTCCCGTTCCAGCATCAATAGTAACTGCTGAAGCGCCCGACTGATTTCCAATTGTAACCGTCTGAGCAATTGCATTAGCTCCAACCTGTACACCACCACTACCGCCGTTAAGAACAATTTGTGTAGCTCCTGAGCTATTACCTACTGTAATAAGGCGCGCAGCTCCTCCAGTACCAACGTTGATATTCTGTGCTACTGAATCGTTACCAATCCCGATAACACCAGCGGAAGAGTTGAGCTCTAATACACCAACGGAATCAATTAAAACAGTGTCTGCCGAATTTAAAACGATATCACCCGTTCCAGTAGATGTAACCGTGAAGGAGCCAGCTCCCGTGTTAACATTAACCGCTGTAGTACCTATTGTGTTACCGACTGTGATTGTTCTTGATCCTCCACCTGTACCGATGTTAACGGCACCTGTTGAAGCATCTGAAGCTAGATTAAGTGCTGTAGCTCCAGTGGTTATGGTAGCTGAACCACTCAGCGAAGCAAGTCCGCTGGCTGCAAGTGTAGTAAAAGCCCCAGCTGCGGGAGTTGTTCCGCCGATTGCTGGAGCGGCAGCAAAGACAGCTGCGAGATTGGAAGGGGTTACGAATAAAGCAAGCGCTCCCGTTGAAGGAGTTCCTGCAACTGCTTCAGGATCTGTAGCTAACTGACCAATACCAGCAACGGTTGTAGTAGATACAGGAGCACCAGCAATCGCTAAAGCATCGGCATAAACTTTTGTTGCGACAGGCTCGTTGTTATCCGTTAGAATGACTGTCCCATATGCGGATGTGGTCGCCTTGTTTACTCCACTTGTATTCCAAACACCACCGCCGTTCGTTTCGTAGATGATCCCAGAAACTGCATTGAAAATCTTCGTTCCTGGGGGGTAAACATCACCAGCTCCAGGATCACGGTTTCCAGTGATAAATTGAGGATAAACAAAACCGTCGATTACGTTAGCGAAGTTTCCGCCTGATTGATTGAATAGCGCAACTGTCATAAAATGCCTCCATAGAGTATTACAGGGTGTCCTATACACTTTTACGACGGCGATTTCGTATGTCAGCCAGTTGGGTGCGACCCTACACTTGCGCTATCTTTAGATTATCAATCAAATTATTTAAATGCCACATATTTTGTTTTATCTCTAACGCAGACGACGGTAGTTAAATCCTCCAGCTTTTATGTATTGATTGAGCGCTGCACCTAGTGAAGGATTTTTATTTATCCACCATCGACCATATCTGTTTCTACCATCAGTCCTTGCGCTAGCGTTACCATGAATAAAGGCATTGAATATTGCTGGAGGTATTCCATCGTATTCATACTCTAATCCTCCTTGGAATCGCACTCTCATCTTTCCACTTCTCTGATCGTAGTTAGCTCCCCATACATTTGAGCTGTTTAAATCAGCATGTTGTATGCCATCCACTACAGGTTGATTTCCTTGTGGCATTATTCGAGTTAGCTGTTCGATCGTAGCGTTTAGTGCATTTGGATCGTTGAGTAATAATTGTGTAGCTGGAGTTGGAAACTTTCGCAAATATGAAATAAATGCTTGTTGTTGTTGTCCAGCTAAAACCCAAAGTAATTGCGCATCGTTAGAAGGATTACCAGGTAATTCATCTGTAGGAGGTGGGCCATTTTGTTCAGGTGATACATTGTTTTCTGCTCGTGTAACAAGATTTCCTAAAGTTTGAGCTAACATTCCTTGAAATTCATCTGACAAAACTTCTCCGGATTGCATAACTTGTTGAACGGCTTGCATAAGTTCTTGGAGAAGCAATTTCCATTCATTCATTTACTGACCCATTCTTTGATTGATTTTGCTTAATATATCCATAAGGGCTTGTTGTCCTGGTCCTGATTGCCCTTGTTGTTGAGGTTGGTTAGGTTGCTGAGCAGGTGCTTGCACTGTAGGTTGTTGTGATTGTTGAGCTGCTTGTTGTCCTCCGTATACGGATTCAAGAATATCTTCCCAGGTTGCATTATTTTCCTTCATAAGTTTTTCAATAACTTTATTGAAATCTCCTTCCTTTCTTGGAAGTTTTGCTAAAGCACCGGCTTGTTTATGAGACTTTCCTGACTTGATATGTTGAGTGATAAATTGATGCAATTCTGGAGAATGCATTTCTACGAGATTTCTCTTGTCTTGTTGCGTTTGTTCTTTAGGAATAAGTTGTTCCTTAACATACTCCATACCTTCTTTTATGTTTAAACCTGCTGACTGTCCACGCTTTAAGAAATCAGCAATTTTAGGACTCACTTTTTGAAGTCCTTTCATCGCTAAATCTATAGGAATGTATTCGCTAAGAAATGGTAAAACGCGTGCTCCAGCAGCTCCACTTGCAATTCCAATAGCTGCATTAACTCCCTTTCCTACTGTACTTCGCATGCGTTGATCACGCATAATTTCTGCTTGATTTGCTTGTTCATCAGGTCTCATCATAATTACCTCGTGTTCCATGGAAATATTAGGAAGTCTCCCCATTTAGGCAACCAGTCTGTGTTTCTTTCTGGTATCTCTCGTCTTTGTCTATCATTAAGATTTAGAGTGTCTATGTTTTGTTTAATCTCATCAAAAAAAGCTTCTTGGTCGAAATATGGATCCTTTTGTCTAAGAGCCCTAGCTATAGAGAGCAAGCTGTCATCCTCTCCAATTAGTTTTGAGATATCAGAAGCTGCTTTTCTGGAATTTGCTTCTGTTCTTTTTGGATCAATGACTTCACCGTATTTTGTTTGCTTAAGGTTCTGAGGATGAAATTTAGATACGTAATTTTTCCATTGTGAGTTTATAGGAAATGCAACAGTTGCAGATGCTTCTGAAGAAAGGCCCATACCTCCATCTAATGGCTCTTTTTTAAGAATATTATAATATTCTTCTGAGTTTCCAGAATCTTTGAAAACATCCGAATATTCATTCAGTTTACTTAAAATCTTATCTCCCTTACCAAGTGTTTCTATTCCTGTTGTTTTTGCGGTTTTATCAAATTGATTTCTAGCTTTTGCAGTAGCTAACGCTTTTTCTGAAAATTCATGAGCTGCATCTTCAATTTGTAGATTTGGATTTCTTCTAAGAGCTTTAAGCATTGATCTTTCTAAATTTATTTTCATTTCTCCAGGCAAATCCTGATAAACACCTTCACCAGTTTTCTGAAATTTAGTTTCAAGTTGTCTATCCAATTCATTTCTTGCAGTAACAGTTCTCTCCATATCTTCTTTCTGTCTTTGTTGAAGTACAGGAGGTAATCCAAGTTCTCTGGCTTCTCTATCTTTTGCTCGTTGTTGTGCTTGTTCTGGTAAGAATCCTGCATCTATGTCGTTTAATATTTCTTGATCCATTCTCTGAGAAGACCAGGGAATTGCCGTTTTTGCAGCTGGATTTATAGTATTTTCATTTATGTTCTCTCGACCTGGAAGACCCCTAGATTGTGTACCTTGTGGAGCTAATTTTGTCCCTGGTATCTGTTGATCTTGTTGTTGTGGATTTATACCAAGACTACTCATCCATTGAGCTTCTTGTTCATTCTGAGGAAGATAAGGAGAAGCTCTGGATTGCTGTTCTGTTCCTCTTCCAGCTGAGTTCCTATATGCATTTCCTTGATTTTGTACTTTTGCTAATTCCGTAAGAGATTGTAAAAGCTGTGGTGTTGCACCTGGGATAGCTGCTGCTCTAGATAATTGCTGAATAGGTGTTAGATTCTGATGCTCTTCTTCAAATGCTTTCAATCCGGAAGCAAGTCTATTGCGTTCCATTTCCTTAGGTAATTGTTCGGCTAAACCTTTTCCTAATCCTGTTCCTATACGTCCAAAAATGTTGGCCGGTTTTACAGAATATGCCATTTAAAATCCCCTCCCCATTCCTGTTTGTCCAAACTTAGGTAAGTTAAATCCTCCAGGTGAAGCATAAGGATTGTTAATTTGTGGACTAGCCGAAGGACCTCCACCACCTTGATAAGGACTTGAGTTGGCTCCTACCTTATTTCCACTACCTCCACTAAACCAGTTGCTTGCTTGTGATAAACCGCCTGTTGGTCCACCCATTGCAAAACCTAATCCTGTACCCACTGCAGGAGCAAGTTGAGATAGAAAACCTTCTGATCCTGGTTGTGCCACTCTATCCTGGCTATATTGTTGTAATCCCTGTTGACCAATACCTTGCAGTCCTTGAGCTCCCTGCTGTCTTAGCTGCGCCCTAATAGCACCTAGTCTTTCAGAAAGATCAGTAGCACCTTGAATCTGTGCATTTCTAAATCCCGAGCTGGATAATCCTCCTGAACCCATTCCGGCAAACTGTTCGGATATTCCAGGCACAATATCTTGATTGTATTGCGTTAATTGTGGAGCAGCAAATGCATTAAAATCGGCACTGTCATTACCCATAAGATCACGGTAATAATCAGCAGCTTCTCCAAAGACTCCACCTGCACCTCGCTGTTGTCCGGCTTGTGTCAATTGATTGTAAAGTCCTTCTTGTTCTGGTCTCAACGTAGAAACGTTTTTATGTTTCTCAGGAGATCCAGTAAAGAATTGCCCTAGTGATTTCCAGAAATTTGCCATTTTAAAGCTCCTGTATGTACTCCAGCGTAATAAAGCATCGAGTAAAATTCGTCCTGTTTGTTCCTGTCGTGATGATAACATTTGTTGCATCCATGCTTAGCTCAATGTTCTGATTAAGCGCTACTGGAGTTGCATATGGTATTGGTAAACTTGTAAATGCAACAGGATCAGTTGCGGACGCCCACATCTCAATAAGAGTAAAGTTGTTATCTACTGTAATGTTATGAGGAACAGTCTTTACTCCGGCATTAGGTAGAGCGCCAAAGTCAATCACCTTACGCAATATTGTGCGATACTGCTGCGCTGTTTCGCTTGCTTGTAGATTGATCGACCCAGGAATAAAAGCCTTCCCTGATAGAAGCTCTTCATCTAAGAACCAACCTATCTCACGAATGTTCACAGCGTTTGTGATTTTCTTAAGTTGCTCTACAACAAAAGGTCTAGCGTCTTCCCACTTCTCTGGAATAACGTCATAGACGGGTACATAGCTTTCTAGTACTTGGCTGTCGAGTTGAGATAGTACCATGTTAGTATCCTATTGCCAGGTAGTAAAACCGTCCTGCTGATAATGATCCATCAGAATCTCTTAAAGCTACTAGAGCGCCTGTAGTAGTAGGAGCTGCTGTAAATTGAACAAAGCCTCTAGTTCGACCTGCTGCTTCTGTAAGACTTAATGTCGCTGAGAAAAATGCATTTGGAAACGCAGATGGCCACGTAAGAGTATATGGATTATTAAGAGAGGAAGTTAGTGCAGTCCCCCACTGTAGAATAAGACCCCCAGGCAAGAAAGTAACACCGCTAGCCGTATGAGTGGGGGCAAAATTCCTTGTCATTGCTACTTTTAGCCCATTACCTGTCAGCCAATAAAGTCCTGTATCAGTACTAGATCCATCGGTTACACTGCTGCTAAAAAGCTGTCCAATACCTGCGACTGTTACGGGAACACCCTGTGGGTATTGATCTGCTGTTACATAGTTATTTGGTGCATTTGTTACAGTTGTAGAAACAGGGTTGAAGTGTATGTCTTTGTGATATCCATTCTGTGCTGTTGTATCATCAAATGGAACATGGTCTATGCCAAATGATGTATTCGCAGCTGTAAAGTTGCCTTGAATATTCAAATAATCCTGATCTAAGTCCACAGTACCTGTGGGTATGCCTGGTTGGTATATTGGAATAAAAACCTCCTATAAGTTAAATATTAGTCATTCGACCGGATTTCCTGATCCACAATATTTGCGCGTCTATTTGCACATTTTTACTTTGCTCTTCCCCTGCCATTTGCGCATTAGAAAAAGTGTATTTAAGAGTAAGGAAGTTAGCTCTCGTAGGACAATAAACGCGCTGCCAAAACTTAGAGCCTTCAATACTGCTAAGATTAGATTGCGTAGTAGGAATAACAGAGTTGAAAAAGGTATCTGGATTAGACACTAGGCTATAGTCGTTAATTTCGTTCTGTGGAGAGGTATTCGATACAAGGTTATCGTCATAGTTGAGATAGACAAAAAGACTGATTGCTCCAGGCTGTTCTCTTGAGGTAGAACTCATGAGAATATCGAGATATCCCATCTGAATGCTTTGTCCTTGGTCCAAAAAGTTAAATTTCTTGCTCTGTACAGAGAAATTTTCTCGTAAGTTGATTAGTCCACCCCCTACATAAGAACCTGCTGGGGCGTCAAGTTGTGGGATGTCGAATTGCTCGCTTGTGGAATTGTATTTCCATAACTTAAATGTATTCGCATCCACTACCACAATAGAAAATACTCCTCCATTAAGATTGGCATAAGGGCTTCCATTAGGAATGCCCGAAATGCCTATCACGAAATCTGTAGACATGTTGTGATTAGGAGATGTAATAACTGTCGGTGTTGTGGTATTAGGAGTGATATTGGAGATAAATAGGGATACGTCATTCGTTGTCAGTTGATTCAAATATTCTATAAAGCCTTGTTGGTTTCCACCTACAATTGCAGGTATTCCTTGCGCTTGTGTAGAGATCCAAGGAAAGTCGCACCGAATCCAAGGGACTTTTGTATTGAGCCAATTTCTTCCAGATTGAGGTTGATAAGTCCCCAGTGTCGTTAATGAATCGTTAAATAACGCCCAAGAGTCATTTTCATAGTTGTATACCAGACGCGTATTTGGGAAGATCTGTGAGGACAATCCTATAGGCGCATACTGAGAAGCAAGCGGTACCGTCCAATAAGCAAGGCGATTGATGAAATCTCGTATCCCATGTACCCGATAGGCGCCGTTATTTGCGTCTTGAATATTGAATACAAAGTCGGGAATTTTAATATCTATACGTTCTGACTTGTAGCTGTCGCATTCAACAATTCCCTTGTCTCCTATACCGACAAGTGAAGTGTCAAATTGAACTGCTGAGAATGGACCTTCTCCTCCCAATTCGCTATTGACTTTCTCTATCTGGAATGGGGCAATTGATCGACCTGTATACCTAAGTTGCCATGTGCTTCTTTCGCAATAGATAACAAGATTGTCCCTGACAAACCCAACTGACACGATATCTTCACTTGTAGGTATGTCTAAAAACCCACCTTGTCCGCGTATATCATCTCTCCATGATCCTGTAGAAGGAGGACCGGCGCTATATGCAATGAAAGGATTCCCGATTGTAGACCATCTGATTCTATTCGAAAAGTTGGTTGATCCTGAAATCGCCCCTCCAGCATTTCCTCCTTCCCACGTATTGAAAGCAACCATTCTTCCACGAAAAGGAAGGAATGATAGACACCCAACTAACCATGTTGTCGCATCGATTTGACCAAAATTTGGCGGTCTAAAGTCAACCCATGTCGTTCCATTTGTGATTCTTATAGGATCAGGTGTGTTTTCATTCGAACTGTTGTTGGTTAACCAAAACAGTTTTTTCCCTGAATCTGTAAAAAAATTGATTGCTGTGCCTGGTATTAGAATAGAACTTACCCAGTAGTTTGTTGACCAAAAAAAATGCGTAGAAGAAACATCATTTCCTTGAGCATTCCACGTAGTCCCCGTAATAAATTCTTTAAATCCTGTTGTCGTATTGTCATAGATGTAGGCATAGTTTTGATCAAAAAACACCGTTTGATCATTCGTGCTATTCTGCAATTCTCGCGTTCTTATGCCCATGACAGGCAGTCCTGGATAGTATTGAACTGCTGTGTTTATATTGGACCCTGCGATTGTCAGCGTTCCTGTAGCCCTGTTTAATGTCGCCGTACCTGGACCGCTAGTGAGTAAAGCAACTGGACTTGCTCCGCCCGGATCATTGAATAAATTGTTTCCTACTGTGAAAGATGCTATTCCTGCCTGTATAGGAAGAGGACCAATAACTACTACTAAATTTCCAGCTCCATCTGTTGTTCCTATATTTCTTTGTAGACGTCCAAGAAGCTGATATCCTTTCTTCCTTAGGATGCGCTCACGCCAGACATAAGCATTTTGAAGCTGTGGGTATGCATCATCCGGAAGAATAAACTCTTCACGAGATTGCACCAGTCCACTTGTCATTCCTGTGATCTTAAGGGGGCTGTATGCCATTTAAAACCCCGGTCCATATCCCCATCCGACGCCATAGCCTCGTTGAGTTGAGTTAAACATTGTAATGTTGGGCTGAGCAATTTCCTCGATAGCCTGACGCTCTAAAACAAGGGCTTCCTGTCTTTCAAATCCCTCTCTAAGATTCTCTACGCCTTCCATATCTTGACGTTCTCTAAGTATCTCACGAGCTGTCCCGAAGGCAATATATTGGCTCCATTGTTCAAGTGTTGGATTTTGTGTGATCATCATGAATTGAGAAGGAGTCTGAAAAGTCTCAATTTCGCACAGATAGACGTTGTCAGGGACAGGTCGGATTGTAAGTTCATTATTCCAAAATAATACGTTATAAGGTCTTCCTACTTGATAGGTTGCAGCCCACACGTTTAGCATCGTCCCAGCAGCTGGGGCAACTGGTAGATTCAATGTAATTTGAGTCGTAACATAATTGACCGTTCCACAATATTGTTGCGTCAGTGGAGAGGCAGGAGAAGGAACAGGAAGAGGAGAAAGAGGAGGAATTGCGGGCTGCTGAACATTTAAAGCATCCAAGTAAACAGGATTTCCAACATTATTTTGTTGAATGAATAGGAGCCTTCCGGTGGTAGTGTTACTTCCGATCCCATTGGCATCAACGACTGCCCCGCCATCATCAATAATTCTAATAGGGTTTCCATTAGCATCTATGCCTCCTATAACAACTTGAGTACTTAGAATGCCGAAATTAGGCTGTGGAAAGGGATTTACATTACTTCCAAATAATGTAAAGGTAAAACTCGTTGTAATACCATCCCCTCCCACAGGCTGAAACTGGGTAGGAAAGCGTGGGTATAAATTGAATAGCTGTTCTCGATTCTTAAACAGATTTCCTTGCACTCCCTCAAAATATATAGGGGCACGAAACCCCTGCATATTATTGACGTCTACTGGATACCTATCGACATTCGGGATCGTTAGGAATTTGTAAACGCTATGTTGCTGATCAATCTTGATAGCGTATGGGAAGTCCTGGGAATAGAACCTATTCACTGCCTCTTGGATATTAGCACTAGAAAGGGCAGCCTCGCTTGCGGAAGCTGTCAAACGTCTTACCTTCTTTTCAATGAAAGTGTACGTTGAATCTGCTGGAAGTACTGATGTCATATTTTTCCTTTCTAATCTCTAAAAATCTAGAAGCCTACTGGTGTAAACTTATGAAGCCAGTCGCCTTCTTCATCACGATTTAAAGGAGATTGATTGTCTTGTACTGGTTTTCCATCTACTTCAAGAAGTCCTTCACGCTTTTTCATAATCTTATTTTTGTCATTCACTTCATTCACTAATCCCAAGGGGATTTCGTATGTTTTTCCATGAATGAAACTCCATATTTGAATAGGATCACCAGCGTATTTGCAATACGGTTTAATAAGCCTTTCATGTCTCCCTCTGGAATTCATATACTCTGCTTTAACAAGTCGTGAATCTTCTTTCTTTTGACGCTCTAGCTCTTTTTTGTGCTCGGGCTTCATATTCTTAAATTCATCAAATGGAACGCTGTTGGTTAGGGTGTTAATAAGTCCATGAATCTCACCCGATGCTGTTGCTTGTAATACTGCCATGTTAATTTCCTATGTTGTCTAAACTTTGAAAAGGTACCTGTCTTGTGCTGTTACTATATTCAAGATTTCTAGATCCTGCAGGGGATAAACTTGCAGGAGTTATAGAAGTCGATGAACCATTTATAAATGCATCGAAATATGTTGAATCTATATCTAATGCCATCGTAGAGATATTAACACCTAATATCTTTCCAGTCATTCCATTAACCTGATGCATGCCCCATGTTCTAGGAACCGTGAGAAATACCAACTGATTTACTTGATACGTATTAGAACCATTGGGTGGTACTGTAAAGCTGACAACCATAGGAAAACTTTGTGTGATTCCAGTGATCAGTAGCATGCTAGGTATCTGTATTACACCTGGTAAGTATTGGTTTGACATTAGATCCTTATAGATGGAAGGGGACAGCTTGTCCCCTTCCTATTAAATTAATTTTCTAGCTTGTAAGCCCTCCAGTTAATCTGAGCCGCAGCTGCTCCAGCAGGGCTTTGATCGCCACCACTTAAGAACATATATGGAACAAATTCACCGGTACGAAATGGCTGGTATTGAAAGTTATAACCAGTTTGTACAAGTGTCACAGGATCAAACTGGGTCGAAGCACCAGCAGGAGCAACAGTCGCAAAAAGTTGTGCTGTTGGGGATGATGCTGATGTTGGGAACGCAAATGTTGTAAATGCGCTAGAATCAATGTCTACTGTCATAGTGTAGTTAGCAGCTGACATGGCAATGATCTTTCCTGTCAGTTGATTCATTTGAGTCATTCCAAACGAATAAGGAACGCTAAAATGAAGCTTCATACCTACTGCGTAGTACTGTGTTGGATCTACAGATGTTCTCACAACTGCCTGAGTTGCTTTAGTAATCTCAGTGACATAAAGAAACTGAGGTTCTACAGCAGCGAATTTTGAAATTCTACGTGTAAAACCAGCTGTTGCTGCTGATGCAAATCCAGCTGCTCGCAATCCAATCAGTGTATAACCCGATCCAGATGTAGTAGAAATCTGGAAGTTCATTCCAGCAATCTGCAACATACCTGTTGTGTCATAAAACTGAAGAATATCTCCGTCGGAGTATGTGTTTGTTTGAGAAACAACTGCTGGAGAAGCGGCTGTAACTGCTGTGATGGCACTAGCAGATTGGGCCTCTACAACTGGTGCAGATGTCACATAAGTGAATCCGTTTGATGCTGTTGATGTTGCAAATGTATCAATCAGTAGAGCATTTGTGCTGTTTGTTTTCTTCCAACGAATACCATCGTTAGCAGCAGTAGCACCTAGTCCAAATTTAGGACCGTACCATTCTGCTCTAATAACCACTCCGGTTGCAGGAGCTAATGGCAACTGAGTGACATTAGTTGTAACGAAATAATCCGCAGAACTTGGTAAAGGAACTTTGACCCCTGCACCTGTTGAAGTAAAAGAACCACCTGTGATGATAGTGAAAGGCATTATGTCCTCCTTAAGATGGTTGGAAAGTTGTTACATTAAGGCCAGAAATCCAGTTTTGGTTTGTAATCGCACGAGCAATCGCAAATTTGGCGTAAAGCTGGGAGTTCTGAGCGACAGAAGAAACAACCCAAGGCGGACGATAACCAATAACGGCCGTGTAATTGTTTTGTTCGATTTTGGCTGCTGCTTCTAGTCCATACATAGGTACTGTGTAGACCGTGTTACCCTTTAAAGAGATACCAGGAGTTTTTGCGGCCTTAGATGAAACAAAAAATCGAAAACGGCTAATCGAGCAGTACTCTTCTGGACGAATGCCTTCTTGTGTTGGATATGCTGACTTTAACAACACGCCTTGCACTTTCTGCAAGTCAGATGATAAGTTTGTGTGAGCAAGCGCGATAAACGCATCACGTACACCAGCAGTACCAAAGCGGAGTGTCGCTTGAAGGTCGGTTAGCATTGTGCGAGCGTCATTTCCAAGAAGGATGTTCTCAATGTTGTTTACATCATTCAAGGATATGTTAGAAGGCTGATCTCCGTTTAAACCACCAGTGGCATTGATATATGACACGCTTGAGCTGAAGAGATCTCTCATTAATAGATCTTCTTTCTCACGCAGCCATTGACCAAGCAATGCGGTAAATTTTGTAAGAGTCTTTGAGTTCTGCCACAAGATGACTTGTTCGTTTGTTACGATAGTCTTCGCGTAGATTTCCATTTTCGCATCAATATCCGAACGAACGGGAACTTCTGGAGCTGGGTCAATCCCTGAACCATCGAGTTGTCCACCATCCGTAGATAGGCGTTCAAATCGAGACATACGAGTTGTTTGACCAACGTAGCTTTCTGCATGATGGAGATCTACCCCGAAGGAGTGGATCAAGTTGAACATTGGAGTTGAGAGAAGGTCCTCGCTAGCCTGTAAGGGAAGCTCTGGAGCCATGGTATTGATATTTGTAATTCCTGACTGCATAGGTCCTCGATTTGTAAGGTGATGTTCATGGTTGACGAAACCACTAATCAGTCTTACGATGGCGAGACGTACAATGCGGCCAGGAATTGGGAAGACTTGCGAAGTCTAATGTCTAAAGCGCTGTTTTCACTATATCAAATGAAATATTTACTCACAATACAACATAACTTTAATCATTCTTTTTCATCATTATCATAGTCATAAATTTTTATTTTTCCTGCATATGTGTCTCCAGTCATTTTGCATCCATGTGTAAGCATACCAAGATGATAGCATGCTTTTGTCATTTTATTTTCTATAATTAACTTTGCAATAATTCTAAGTTCTTTTTCTATTAAGTAGTTAATAGTTGAAACAATTTCTTTGTGGAATTCCTCTTTCATACACCCTTCCTTACTTGTTGCATTCTAGCCCAATTTTCTGCTCTTCTTCTTTCCGTTTCTTGCCATCCTTCACGTGGTGACTCTCCAGTAGGAGAGGTTCCAGGAGAAGAAATAGAGCGTGGTTTGTTACTATTTACCTCCGCTCTAATAGAGTCTTGACGTGCATTAGCTTGATTGGGTATTAGCCTCTTTACAGCGTGATAAATATCATGCCATTTGTCATAACCTTCATTTAAACGTTGAAGAGGTCTAGAAACTTCAGGATAGTGGTAGTCTAGGTAATCTAATGCCTCTTGGCTACACACTTTATTGAAGTCAGGGAAGTCTTTATTCAAACGTGTTGGATATTCTCTTTGCTCTCTTTCTTGTTGCTGCCTAGCGAATTGCTGTTCTTTTTGCGCTAAAATAGCCTCTACTTTCTTTTCAATACGCTGTTCTTCAGTTTCTTCAGAAGAATCATTTATTCCATAGTATTGTTGTTGTGGAGTGGGTGCCTGTTTCGAAAAGGCTGCTTCCATGGCTGCTTTAAGAGCTGATGCTTCAGCTTCTTTTTCATTAGCTCGTCGCTCTGCTGCTTCCTTGTCAACACGGTCTTTTTTTCGGGCCTCGCGAAATGCGCGCCAATTAGGGTCTTCATTGGATTCCGGTTCTTTATTTTCAGGGGGTTTTTGTGCGTTAGTTTCTACTTTTTGATGTGAAATATTTGATTCATTTGGTGAATTGGATACACTGGTTTCAATTTGTTGTTTTGCGATAATTTCCGGTTGAGGACTTTCAGGATTCAAAATACCCATAATAGGATCTCCTTGTGATTGATAATAATATTGTAAAAGAAAAGACTCAGGATATCAATAGTAATTTTGAACATGAAATAAAAATGCAGAAGTTGCGCGAGGAATTGTCAAAAAGTTTCGAAAATTACAAAAACACAATGAGGATGCTTACGGCCGATGCGCCTATAGAAACACTTTGCTTACCTTCTACCATTGAGAAAATCCTGTTAAACCATGGCTGTCTGCGTATCTACGATTTGGTTGACTTGGATTTTACTAAAATCGAAGGGCTCAAGCCTGTTAGAATCAGGAACCTTACAACCAGCCTTAATCAATTCCTCTCTATGATGTAAGAAATATTCATGTTCTGATGGCATGTTTATCCCACTTTCATAACGTATGTACTGCCAAAATTTACCTTCAAAAAATGCACATGCCCATGCCTGCATGGTTTTGTATCTTTTGTTGACAACGGCTAAAGAAGATAGTTCTGCCATTACCATATCACTAGGCAGTACCCATAATCTTTTTGTTATTTTTTGCTTGGATTTGTCATACAAAAAAACAGCTTGGTTAGGACGAGGACTAGGTAGATATGGCCAACAGTAGAACTTTCTACGAATGAGATTTTTAATGAGAGGATCCTTAGACACAAGCATCACTACACAAAATTCATTCTCGTTAATCATATCGTTGTATTTTCTAGCCGACTCATATAAGTTCTCGGATATGTCTTCAGACATTGCATAACCAACTTCTAGAGCATCATACTTTGTCGTGTCTGACAATGCTTTGAATGACAACTCGCCGGCTGTTTTTCTTTGTGTTTTCATGAGATTCTAAGCTCCTATCTTATTGGACTTCTTCTTTGGATGCATTCCCTTTTCTTTGATTTGATTCTCTAAGATAGGAGCCTCAATATTCATGGGTACAGAAGGAGGAACATTTAAAATATCAATAAATCTGATATCCTTAATCTCAATAGAAGTATTTTTTTCTATATAAAACTCTTTTTCTGTTTGTTGTATATCGCAGATTTTTTCAAATGTATTCTTCATTAATTTACCTCATTATAATCCATCAGTAATCACACTCATTTATTTTGGTATGTGGTGTAGGTCGATCTTTTCCAGAACGTGGAAGAAATGCACCCCATCCATTTGATTCACCAGCTGGTGTAATATCTCTGTTAACTTCCCATTGCTCATTGGGAACTGCGCGGCCAGTACCATGTTTAATCACGTCTGCCGTTTTATTCTTTGTGTAGTCCGGATTGTGCTTAGTTGCCATATATCTCCTTAATTGTTGGCGGTATTCCACTTAGCAGGAACGCGCCTTAATCGCTAAGGCGTTAATGCTGAGGTTTGTGTTTCTTCACATAGTTAGACAGAGCATCTACGCTTTGTGTGTAGTCGGAATGCTGACCAAATTCTCCACTGTATTTGGTCCCTCCAACTGCAACGTCACCGTGTTTTTTTTCCCAATGTCCCTCATTGAATTGAGGCATTGCGCTCATCTTATCATGTGGATGCGCGCCATGTTTTTTGTGTTCTTTCATATGTTCTCCCATCCAGCTGTGCTGGGCGTTGTTATACCGCGCTTTCTTGCGGCTGATTAGCAAGCTTCACAGCTTGAGCATACTCAAAAGCATTCTTAAATTGCATAAACTGCATGTCTTCAAGCTCTACCATCATTTTCACTAAGTCTAAATCTGCTTGAGCGTTCTTGTGTTCTGCACTTGCGTGTAGATCTTCCATTTTGGCCATGCGTTCTCTAGTCGAAGCCATAAGATCCTGTTCTTTAGCCATATCAACTTTAGATTTAGAAAACAGTGACATTATCTTGGCGTTATCCATTTTCTCTTGTTGTTGAGCTTGTTCTTGCTGTTGCGCTTGTTGCTGCTGGGCCTCATTTTCCATATCCTTAACAACTTGCTGCTTGTTGGTGATAAATGCTGCTCGTATAATAGACTTATTTGCAATAGGGATTCCAAGCTCGCGAAAGTGAAGAAGCTGTTGAAGCTCCATTTGTCGTTGGGATGTACTATAATTACCCTCTTCAACAGCGACAGCATATTTTTGGCTATGGCTGGACCAAAATCTATCATCTGCATCGCGCCCAAGGATATTTCGGATCTTACCTTTACTGAAGTTTTGACGAATTGCAGCAAGGCGTATCTTTCCGTACAGGCGCTGCGAGTAGTCGAGTTTATCGAAAACAGTTTGAAGTGTTGTAAGACCTGCTCCCTGACGTAGCATAGACAGAATTCCTGCCTTATCGTCTGTTGCGGATCCCAATAATTCTTCATTAACACCTGAGATTTTTGTTATATCTTCTGCAAGGCTATTTGATAGCTCAAGCAAGGATTGTGGTATTGCTACTGGCTCGATGCGTTGAATCTCTGCAGGTGTATGCCCTGCTTTCAGAGGGACAAGGAATCCATCACCGCCGCTTGATTGTCTGAATGCCTTTACGTCTGTCACCACATCTACTGGATAAATCCATCCGGCATTTAAAGAACTTTGTAACAGCTGAAGCTCGATCACCTTTCGCATGTTATATAGAAATTGACTGTCTCGTAAATTTCTAATTATACCCATTTTTCGCCATGCATATGCTTGTATATCTTGCTCTATATAGCACTGACAGGGAACAAATGGATACTCATCAATACCAAGTAGATTCTTTCCATGATAGACAATCTTACCTGACAGACATAGAACCAGTTTAACAGTTGGAACTTCGATATTCTTCACCTGAAGCCATGGCTGTTGTTGCAGTACACGCTCCATCATGCCTTCTTCTTCCGCTTCATCCTCTTTCCACTCTACAGACTCACCCGTATATGGATCTAAGACTAGTTTTCCTGGTCTAGTGCTTCGATAGTAAAATTCATCGTATGTAAATAGGTTTGAAGTTGCAACGTTTTGAAGCTCGGCCTGCATTGGAAAACGCCCGTCTTTCATTCCACCAGGCTTCATCTTATCGATTTCTTTAGCATAACCAGGCAATAGGGACTTAGCCATCTCTTTACTAGTCCAACGCCTACGCCATATTCCATTACAATCGCTAAGGTCTTGCTTGCGTGTATATTGATCTATCAAATAATTATTATAAGCTACTGTATCTGTGAACAGATCACCTGAAACAGGATCGAAAGTGTAATCTGGATACAGATGTAAAAGTGTTTCACCTGTGTCTAATGCACCCTCAAAAGCCTGAGAAAGGTATTCTTGGAATCCATCACGATCATCGCACCAGCGATTTACCTTGTTGTAGTCATCTGCTAATTGATCGCCTTCATCCAAGACAGGAATAGATATTGTAGATTTTCGATTCTTACGTTGATATCCTGCAATCATGTTGATGTGACGACGAATCAAGTTGAAATAGAATTTTTGAACGTTTTGTGATTGAGACCCATAGACTTGGTTATAAAGCTGTTGGTCGCCTACCTTGAATCTTTTATCAATTGAACCTTGCACCCAGTGACTTGCATTTGTTGGATACTGGCTTGTGTAAAACCAGTCCATCATTTGTTTTAGATCCTTAGCTTGTACATCTGATGGGTCTATATATCCCAAAGAATAACCGCCCGATTCGTATGACCCCATATAGCATGTCCATGGCAATGTGATTTAAGTTTTTTATATCACATAACGGAGGAATTATCAAATTTTATTTCTCATCAAACAGGAGCCGAACCAAACTTATTTGATTCATCTTTCTCTTCTAAATTCCTATAACTTTCTAGCATGCTTTTACGTAATATTTTTAATACACGTTTTTTTTCCATTGGAGAAGCTTTTTCCCATTCTTCTTCCAGTCTAGTGCTTACAACGAAAAAAGGCTTATAGGGATCCATACTAAAATCCTGTAATCTGACTATTAAAAGAAGAGTATATGTCATCGTCTTGAAAAACTTTTCTCCTAAGTTGATCATAGCTTATGTTTTCATCGGGATGACTAAACTCACCTTGGGGAAATGCTGAACAAACAGCATACCTAAGCGCATCACATATGTGATCGTTCTTCTTAACCGGTTTATCTTCCCCTCTATCTGCTGCCTTAGAATCCCAAGCATAAGATTGGAGATGCTCTCTTAAAGTTGTGCAACCTTTTTGAATGACTATGTTTTTTCCTCCAATAAACTTTGAGCAGATCTTAATGCCAAGTAAGACGTCGTTATTTGCATCCAGTACGGGAAGTTCAGCTTGTCTAAGAGAAATCTTGAGGGACGCTGCCGCAGGGTCCACATAAACTGCAGATAAGTTTTTATAACCAATAAACTCTTTGATATCCCGAACGAGTTCCTGATCCGTTTTGGAACGCCCTTTTTTAGCTGAATCGTAGTAATACTCCGCTTCAACCCGAATTTGCGGCCACTTGTTTGGCGTAACCGCCAATAGAACGGCCGCCGTAGCATTAGTGGTGCCATAATCAATCCCGACAATGTAATAACTCGGAGCAGGGAAAGGATTTTCATATTCATTATCTTTGTCGTAGCAGTCATATATAGCCCCATGTGCAAGCGCCCATTCACCCAATATGTATCGGTTGTACCACATGCCTGTGTAAGAAGCCTTGAGCTGTTGTTTATACTTGTCATCTAGTATAGGATTGTCTTCAAGGTTAAAGCTCCAATGAACCAAGTCTAATCCTGGTTTGTCAAGATAGTCCTTTTTAAGCCAGTGTGCCGGTCCTTCAGGGTTGCATGTCGCTAGTAGTTTCGCTCCCGGAACTCGTAGGCGTGACTCTAGCATCTTCCAAAATGGTTCCGGAAGATTCGTCGCCTCGTCGACATAAGCGAGCGCAAGAGTACTCCCTTGAATAGTTGATACAGCAGAGACATCCGGAGCCCCCACAAACCATACATCCCGACCGTACAGCCGACTCATTCCCGCTTTCTCTGTTGGACATGGAAAACCTAACCTTCTGTAAAGATGAGTTAGAATATTTCGTTGAATAGCCGTTCGGTTAACGCCTATGATCATGGCATCACCAGGTGGTCCATTCTTTAGATCATAGATTAAGCGCTCTATGCTTGAGTATGTCTTACCAGAACTTACAGCACCGACCCATATGTTGAATCGATGCGTAGCCTCACAAAAACTTTTATTCTGCTTGGGACTTGTTGGCATTATCCTTCAACTCCGCATTTTCGTATTGAAGTTGCATAATTAATTGGCTTTGATCGATTTGTTCTTGATTAGCCGCTATAAGATGAGCCATTTCAGGTTCTTTCATACCTAATCTGCATCTAGCTAGAAAAATAAGCATGGTTGAATTACCTGGAGCTTTATTACTTAAAGCTTTTGCATGAATCATTGCTTTTAAATCTGCTATACCTGCCCCCTGTGGAGTTGCTCTATATTCTCCGAAATTACAACCATATTCTGTTTTAAATCTTCTGTAGAAAGTATCGTTATCCATCCTGAATTTACCAGCTATTTCAGGACCACTACAGTCACATTCAATCAGCTTTTCTACAATATCCCAGTTAATTTCTTTTAGAGGCCGACCCGCCATGATTCCTCCACAATATACAACATATATTTATATATATAATATATATTGTAATATGTGGCAAGTGGAATCAATATTCTACCATTGGTTAGAAGGACATTCCTCGTTTTGGCATATTTCTCCGTACTTCCAATGATGATGGCAATAAGGGCATTTCCATTCTTTTTCATACTCTGCATGAGTAGGTGTAGATGCCATTATTGGACAAAAAAACGCGCAACATGCGACGACTAGAACTTCGAACACGAAAACTGTTAGAGGGGAAATATTCTTAATCATTGTTAACATTTTGTTTCTCGTTATGTTTTTCTTTAATGCACTTTACGAACTCTTCATAAAAATTTTCTATGTCACTTTGAAGCAAAACTGATAAATTTATAAAATCAACAAATATGGAAAAAATTTGATCATGTGTTATACTGATGATTTTTTTATTTGAACTTTTTTTAATTTCTTCTAAAAAATGATTCACTTTCATAGAGAAAATAGAAAGTTCACCAAATATTTTCCCTACATGCTTTCCATCTCCAACTTTAAATAATATTCTATGTATATCTTCTTCTGTAAGGTTGAAAAAGTTTTTATCTTCCACGATTCCTCAAATTGTAAGTGAGCCCATATATTTACATACATGGGCCCACAATATATTACAGATTCAATTTAAGGCAATGACTTCTCCACAGCTATGAGATGCATCATCACCAGGAGCTTGTGTAAATCCGCTGGCAACTGAACCATTAACCAAAGCTGAATTTATCCAAAAAGAAAGTGCCCAACTTGGGACAGGAATAGGAACAGGAACAGTGATTTTGGCTTGCGCCTGCCACTGAAGTTGATAAACACCAGCCTTAAGAAACTTAATCTCACCAGTAGAATTCATCATCGTAAGATCAAAATCCAACGCTGAGACTTCATTTTGTGATTCAAAGAGAACTTGATCTCCTATTTGACCAACATTATAGGGAGCAATCAATTGGATCTTTGAACTGAAGACGTTTGCATATGGAAGCATATGCTCTTCACAATCACAACGTCCTGGATCGCCTTTTTGTCCTTGAAGACCTTGTGGTCCTTGGGAACCAGTTTGTCCCGGAATTCCTTGAACTCCAGGAACACCTTGAACCCCTTGAGGACCTTGCAAACAACAACATTCATGAAATTTATGTTCATCTTTGCACATAATTTCGCTCCTTGTTAAAAAATGTCTAGTAGATAAAATCTACCATGACGAATTTAACTTGATCAAAAAGAATATTTTGTGCAAATTCCTGTTCAGGATATGTTTGTGAGAATTATTTCCTAGCACAAAATGAACACTTTTCTATGCCAATTAACTGATCCACTATGTTCAAACATTCCTGTATACAAAAAAATATATTCTTGTAGGTAGGAACAGGAAAACGTTTAAGGTTCACAAGCGAATGTATATCTCTATATATTTTTTCGAAACATCTGAATTGTTGTTTTTTGGACGAATGACAAGATGGTATGATATCACTTGAATGCGCACAGTCAAATCCTATCCAATGATCAATCGAATGCATTAAAGATAGGTTATTGTCGTTGTAAGTAACTCCACCATGGCAATGAATCTTTTGTATGTTTCCTATAGTTTCTTTCGTGTGAAACACATGGTTTTCAGGTACTTTCACGTACCCGCATAGATGACCACCGAAATAAATATTTTGATTGATAAAATCCGTATGAAACACTCTGTGTACCATGCACTCATGTCCTAGATAATCGAATGTAATTTTATCGCACTCCTCTATCCACTCACCATAGCCACAGTTTGAAAGTTTCTGGTCGCATGTAAAAAGAAATATCTCTTCTTTTATTGTATAATTTTTATTTTCAACCATTACGTATCATCCTTTTTTTAACCACAAACCTTTACTGTGGAATCAGGATAGAGAATACACGCATCTAGATATTTAATCACGAAAATTAACAAAGTATCATATGATCCATTAAACCTTGATGTTTAACTTTTCAAGATATTTATATAAACACGTTCTAGAAATCCCCAATTCTTCCGCTATTTTTGTCTTGCTCTTACGTGTAAGTAACTCTTTCTTCAGTATCTCAATATCCCCTTCATTAAGCTTTTCACTTCTCCCTTTGAATCTCCCTAACTTCTTGGCTATCACAATTCCTTCTTGTTGCCTTTCTCGAATGAAAGCGTATTCAAATTCCGCAAAAGATCCTAGAATATGAAGCATCAAGTTGGAGAAGGAAGAATTCTCGTTTGTGAATTCCAGATTCTCTTTTACAAAACAGACTTTTACTTTTTTTTCAGTTATTGTTGTAACGAGCTTCTTCAAGTCATAGACGTTTCGTGCAAGACGATCCATGCTGTGGACAAAAATAACGTCATCCTCTCTTACAAACTCTAACATCTGCTGCAACTGTGGCCTACCGATTGTTGACTTAGCCGATGCATACTCAATAAACTTCTTATCTAACTGTAATTGATCGAGCTGCCTATCTGGATTCTGATCGATTGTGCTAACTCGTATATATCCTATTCGTTTACCGGTCATTTTTTTCCCTTCTTTATAAAAATCTCATATAATTTGTCTGTATGTGCAGATTGTTTAGATATCGATCGTTCAATCTTTTCATTCATTAAATAGAATCCAATAATCATCGTAATCCACAATACTATAAATTCTATATGACTTTTCAAATGTTTTCCGTCTTGCATGTATTTAATTATTTGTTATCATTTTTTATTTATCCTTCCTGCTTCCAATATTGGTAAACCTGCTTCTGTTGGAACATATACAACCTGCATCTGATTTGTCTGAAGTCCTTGAATCCATAGATAACGCAAGTATCCTTCATTTCCCTTTAAAGAATCACCGATAATTTTATTTGCTTCTGCTACACCTTTAGCTCTAATTACCTCAGCATCTGCTAAATGTTTGGAAGAATCCATAAGTGCACGTGCTTCTAATGTCTTAATTTTTCTATTCGATTCCGCTCTAGCAAGTTCAGCTTCTCCATTCTTTCCTTCGCTCCAAACTGTGTAGTTGTGATAGATAGCAGACCAACCAAAACAGAAAATCATCAACAATAAAGCAAATGCAAAAATTGAACATACAAAACTAGCTATTCGAGATATCGATATTTCTTCTATATTCATTTTTTGTTCCTTTCTTCTATTGCACAGAGACGTCCATGGAAGTCTTTCATTTCTTGGTGGATCGCATCAATTAGAGCCCGAGTTTCAATCCTATTTGCATCCATTTTTATATCTAACGCTCGATAATCTGCACGACTTTCTGATCGTGCCCATAAGAAGATAGCAAATGTCGATCCCATGCAAACAATACTAGTTAAGATACTAGCTAATGATTGTACAAGTTCTTGTGTCCATTCCATATGAATACTCCTAAACATCACCATGATCCCCATGGTTGGGATTTTTTTAGTTCTTTGATGTGATTTTCTAGATCTGAAATCTTTTCTCGTCTTTCATTGTCATATTTTTCTTTTAATTCTCGTAGAATCTCATCCAAGATCTTTTGGTCTTGTTCTGCTTTCTTCTTTTTCAAAAAATAACTCATGATACTGCTCCATACCTGTAATACTATAAACAATCATACTACATGTTGTCAACAAATATCGTACGCGTAACTTCAAATCAACATACTGTTTTTTTTATTTAGTGTGTCTTTTGGGAGTACCCTATTATTACACTGATTACAAACCTATGACTGGTCCAAATGTGAAGATTTTGGTGGGACCCTTCGTTAAGGGATGTATTTGTTTCAGGAAATAAAAAGCCGAACTCTTACACAGACAACCACTAGGATGCCGGTTTCCTGGTCGCTCCACAACCGGATTTTTTCATCTAGAATTCATGTCCGCACGATGGACATTTGTTTTTCTTTTTCTTTTTTTCTTCATCACCGTCTGGTAACTCTTCCGCAATGTCTTCTTTCGACACTCCAAGTAATTGCTCTTCTGTGAATCCATAACTCAGAAGGTCTAATGGATCCCAAGCATTTGCAAGAACGTCCCAATTCCACTGTCCCTGATGCAAATTTAGTCCAACGCACATTTCATCAATCTCTTTCTCATTGAGCATGCGATTAGGAACCCAACATTCTACGGTCTTGACTTTATTCTTTTTCAGGATACGTATTCGTTGATGTCCACCGATGATTGTGTTGTCTTGGTTGATGATAGGCTTATCAATAAGACCGAATTTCTCGATAAAAGTTCCAAGCTTTTCCACGACTTTCTTGTCTATCTGACGTGGGTTTTTGGGGTTTTCTTTTAGCAGTCTAATTGCGATTGGATGCAAGTTCCATTCAATATCTGTCATAAATCCACCTATTTAAAAAGTTATTTAACTTATATTGCGTTTTATATGATTGATTTTCAATCTACTTCATGTTAAAATCTGTATGGAGGTATTTCATGACAAGCGTTCAATTACAATTTGATTTAGGACCTATTAATGTTCAGCACCAAATCGCTGAACTGGAAATGAGTATGGGAAAAGTTAGGCGCAAGCTTTTCGCAGAAATGCAAGAGGTTAAAAACCAATATGCAGAACTTCTAAAAGAACATGAAGCGCTCAAACTTCAACTTCAGGCGTTGAGTCCGTTATCTCAATCCTAATCCCATAGGCATCACTTTTCTCTTGGTCATACTCCCATTTAAGCCCTGGATGATCGTCGGTTCTGCCTTTCAATGGCTTTAGCTTTCCATCCTTATCCCTGTAGGTTCGAATCTCTGTTGGAAGAATGCAATCGGCAATCTGATCCTTTATCCACTTGAATGCCATTGGTAAGTTGTCTGACGTGTCTAGCATGCGATTTGACATTCGAACCATACGAATGGTGCATGGAAGCAAAATAATGCAACCAGAGCGAAGGAAAGCGCGTTTAACGAAGTATTGCTGCGCCCTATGTCTTACACTCGAAGCAGTCCAGTGCTCTTTCGTGTTTGCTTCGCTAACGGTTTTAATGGGTAGTGTCCAAACAATTTTCATGTAACAATTCCTATTTCCATTCTAATCCCAATTTGTACGTTATCCTTTGATAGTCTGATTCTCTATCCTCAATAGTCTTATACTCCACAATAATCACTTCATTGTTTGTATGAACTTTTATTTGAAATGGTCTAGAATTATCGAAATCTTCATCTCTTTGAACACAACAGATCATTTCAATATTTACCATGTAGTGATACTTCTCTTCGTGTCCAATTCCTACGAAATTCATTTTTTCCACATCAGGTTTGTTTTTTTCAGCATGTTATCTAACGTTTTTTCGAAATTCTTGTCTCCAAAGTTAATCGAAAAGCTACTTTTGCTGCTTTTTAGATCGAACCAATCTTCAGAAATTCTACATTTCCACCCATCGTAAGCTTCACCATTTTTGAAATTTCGCACCAGATTCTTGTTTCGATCCCTCAACGACCTAAACTCAGATGCCTTTATTTCTTCTTCTTTGGCCTGCTGCTGCGCTTTTGTGAGTTTTGGATACCCAAGCTCGTCTAATGCATCTTTATACGATTCTGGATCATTTGCGATGGCATATAGGTACCTAAGTTTTGCCTTAGGTCTTGAGTCAAGCTTTGGACCCTCTGGACGATTCATGTAGGCAAGCCATCTTGCTAAGTCTTGAGGTGGTTCTGCTTGCGCGAACTTTTTAGTGAGCGTTTTCTTTTCAGCAGGTGTGAATTCATCGACATCAACCAAGCATGGATGAATTGCCTCATCCGATTTCTTCTCTTCCTTTTTTCGAGAAAAATTATTATTGCCCGCCGCAGGCGTCTTCTCTTTCCTCATGATTGCGGCTTCGCTCGCAATAATAATTTCTTTCTCTTGAGTCTCTTCTGAAAGAAGAGAAGAAAGAGTTTCTTTTGTACCTGATAATTTGTGAGGGGTACCCCTCCTAAATTGTGAGGGGTCAGAATTATTTGAATTTTCTTCAGAAACATCGCTCACAATCATTTCATAGTAGGTTTTCTGCTTACCCCTCTTACCCCTAACTTCCTTGCGAATTAGGCCTTTTTTGATCAAATTTCGCACTGCATTTAAAACGTTCGTCTCTGAGCAGCCTGTGAGCGATGAAAGTTGAGAAAGACTAATTCGATCTTTTTCTTTGTGCCATCCAAAAGTCTTGCGCATGATGATGAGTAGAACCTTGAGTTCGACTTCTTTTAAGACTTTTATCCAATGAGAAAACAGACAATTTGGTGTCTGTGTGTAATTAGGCGGTGTGAACCCTTTGGTGCTTCTAACTGTACTCATAAAATTTTCCTTTACATCGCTATAGGTTTTTTTGCAACCAAACGTTGAAAGAAAATTCGAAATCCCATACACTAAAAGCAGCTTTTGGCTTCGGTGTTTTAGGTTTTGAAAGTCTTCTTTCAACTCTTAATGTTGGTTTTCAACGTTGTTTTTTCCTTCAACGTTGTTGTTAGTGAGTTTCTTCCAGGATTAGTTAAATTTTCCCTGGATAGAATTGGGTCACGTTTAGGTTTTATGGTGTGTTGTGTTCTTCCGAGATGCAGCACACCATTTTTATTCTCGGGATGGTGAAATTCTATCCTTTTTGTCTTTTTTGTCACACAAGAAGTGGTAAATTTCTTTTCATTCACATACTTTTCAGTTCATCCACAGCGATTTTAGCTTTCTCTTTTTTCTTATGTGGGCATGGCTCAATCTTCACTATTCCATTTGTAGTACGTGATATGTCTCTTGATAGACGTAAACTTGGATAACATCTCTTTTTCATAACCCTATCCATATGCTGACGACTACACTCCATAATATCTGCGAACTCAGAAAGCGTGATACCCATTTCTTTTAAATAAGATTGTAGACTCTTAACTTCCATATAAACTCCTTGTTGAAGGTTTCGTTCTACTTTTATGCCATAACGTTACATTTTTATGCAACATGTAGCTAATGTTTACGAAAAGATGACATGTATGTTGACGTAAAATGTCATCTCAGTTTACAATAAGTAACGTACCGGCAAGAACGCAGGTACAAAAAAAAAGTCACTCTCTAGCCACCAAGCAAAAGAGAGTGACATGAATACAAATTTCTTGAATAGTGGAGAAAAAGATGCATTCTACGAAAAGCACAGACGTAAAAAGAAATTCACGACCAGCTGGTCAGTATCATATCGCACCATCTGGTTTTGTACAATCAGGATCCAATATGCAAGAGATGGTCGAAATACAACCCAAAATTAATCACAAAATGGTTGAAATACAACCCACTCATTCGCCTCAAAAACATGAAGAAAACATTGCCTTTTCTGTTATTGAGCAAGTTGTGATGCAGGGTGATTTGTCAAAGCTAAATTCTGAACAGCGCGTAATCTATTACAGAAGAGTGTGTGAAAGTGCTGGTCTCAATCCTCTAACGCGTCCTTTTGATTACATTCTTTTGAATGGAAAACTTACCTTATACGCCAAAAAGGATTGCACAGAACAGTTACGCAAGTTGAACGGTGTTTCGATTGAAAGATTGGAGGACAAATTTGTTGATGATCTGTATATCGTTAAGGCTTTTGCCAAAACGAAAGATGGTCGTATGGATGCTGCTACTGGAGCTGTGACAATTGGCAATCTGAAAGGAGAAGCTAAAGCTAACGCAATCATGAAAGCTGAAACTAAGGCTAAACGTCGTGTAACTCTTAGCATCTCTGGAATGGGTTGGACAGATGAAAGCGAAGTGGATTCTATTCCAAGTGCAAAACACGTAGATATTGACATGAGTACAGGGGAATTTAAGGGAAATAGCACGGAATTAAATCGAAATACCCCGCAAAAAAAACCCATGCATTCTGATCAGGTTCATGAGCTAGAAGATATTCTAGCTGAATGTGATGAACGTTACACAAAAACTTTTTACCAATATCTGAAAAACGCATATGGATTTGATCATTTATCAGGTGCTCCAGAAGAACTTTATGCAAGAATAAAAAACGCGGCTATGCAGAATGCGCGTGAAACGTTGGATAGAAAAACAAACGCAATCAAATCTGAAGAAATGGTGTGTACATGACAGCTCAACAGGAAATAAACGAAGTTTGTGAGAATGCTTCTGAATGGATGGAAATGACAGATGACCCCGCTTTGTTAGCGGCGGTCATCCTAGCAAATAAAGTTGTTGAGCTAAAAGAACATATAGATTTCTTACAGAAAAGGTTGAAATATGAAATATCCAAACAGAATTGACGTAGAACAGGGTTCTCCAGAATGGCATGCTCTTAGAAAGACTAAGATTACGGCAACAGACGCAGCGGTAATACTTGGTGTTTCTCCTTGGAAGACGCGTGCACAACTATACAATGAAAAGCTATCAGAAGAAACTACAACGTTTGCTAACGATCGTATGCAGAGAGGATTAGCGTTAGAACCCATCGCTCGATCTCTATTCACTATACAGACAGGGATTTTTGTTGAACCTGCTGTATTGGTAAAGGATTGGGCGATGGCATCTCTTGATGGAATAAGCGAAGATGGTACGCAGATTGTAGAAATAAAATGTCCGGGTGATAAAGACCATGCTTTGTCAGTAATCGGTAAGGTTCCTGATCATTATTACCCCCAATTGCAACATCAAATGTACGTATGCGACCTACAGGAAGCGTATTATTTTAGCTTTGATGGAGTAGATGGTGTGTGGTTGAAGGTAAATCGTGATGAAGATTACATCACAAAGATGATAGAAGAAGAGCAAAAGTTTTATCAATGCTTAGTCAATAAAACACCTCCTCAAAGTTCTGAAACCGAGTATGTCGAAAGGGATGATAAAGAATGGGAACAATTTGCTTCACGATGGAAATTAGTGACAGACTCAATAAAATCCTTAGAGAAAGAAGAGGAAGAATTGCGCTCTCAACTCGTATCATTGAGTGGTCAATACAATACGAAAGGAGCGGGAGTTTCCCTATGTCAAATACAGAGAAGGGGAAGTGTAGATTACTCGAAGATTCCCGAATTGAAGTCGATCGATCTAGAAGTTTATAGAAAATCTTCTATCACAAGTTGGAGATTAACCTCTTCATAAAAAAAGTCGAGCATATTGAGGATGTTCAGAACCCAATATGCTCGACAGTTAGACACAGACTTGATGAGGGTCAGTTAGGATTGTCTAAAAATTCTAATACTCGTGAGCATTTTTTGCTCTTACTTTGAGTGATTTAGCAGCTGAAGAAGCTTCTTTCTTTTCTACAAGTTCGTGTTTCTTCTTTGTCTTTGAGGTAGTTCTTTTTGCTTCTTTTTCGTAATGTTCTGCATCTTTCTCTAAAGCTTTTGACGCCTTTTTCATAATTAGTTTATGCATTCTAATGTCCTTTCTTCATGGGGATTTTTGCACCAGATTCACGCGCTTTGGATAATGCAATTGCTACTGCTTGCTTCTGAGGCTTTCCTTCATGAACTTCTGTAGAAATATTCTTAGAGATTGTCTTTTGGCTCTTGCCTTTCTTCAGTGGCATATGTTCCTATGATGCTGGGATATTGTTAATGATAGTTGCGCCTACAACATCATTCTGTTTTTCTTTCGCCAATGAGAATGTAATAGAGCATGTACATGCTGATAGCAGTATTACAAAGGTTATGAATAAAACGATTTTTGTCATATCAAACCTTTTGATAAAAACCCCATGAATGCAACAAGAAGGAAACATTCATAGGGCCCAAGTAAAGATGAGGAACGCTAATTTGACTATAGATAAACAAAGATTTTTTTGGCAATATCTTCTTAAAAGAAGGTTTCAATGATTGAACGTGTGTCGTGTGTTGCGTGTTTTTTTGTGGTGTTGGTGATTCTTTTTGTGTGCTTACTGATGTACGACATCCTGTTAGACATCGACACAGAATTCCAATTGCTACACCGAAAAATAGAGCTAATGCTTTAAGCGGTCCAATAGAATCCAGACATGCTAAAAAATGCAGCAGTTGAGAAATTCGCATCTGTAATTTGCGTTGATACACCTGTGTCACCAATACCCGTTGCTATAACGAAATTTGTGTTTGGAGCAACACTTGCTATAACTTGTGTAGTGCTTGCCGGGAATGTAACACCAGTTCCAGAAAAATTGCATGGATATGTAAATCCCGCAGATGAATCATTTGCGGAGGTTGATGGTAAAGTCACTTGAAAATTTCCAGTACTGGAACCAACAACCAAAACTTGGAAGAATAGATTGAAATATGTCATTTGACCAACAACCCAATATTTACCCGTTGGTGCAGTCGTAAAAGTTAAACCTGTGTTACCACCACCAAATGTAACCACAGGAGTCCATGTTGATGATCTACCAAATGCTCTGTCTGTAATATTTGGTACTGTAGAAGCAAAACTTGTGTTTGTGAATGTAAATGGTGTTACAACAAGTGATCCTGTACCGGTTTCCGTAATTGGAGTTGCATTTGTACTGTCTATATCAGAATCAAAAATATTTGCAGAAGCTCCTGTACCAATAGTCACAGAAACTCCTGCACCAGTAGTTATCCTAGAATAAATCACATTACTGGAAGCTCCACCTGTAGAATTGCTAGTAAAAACACTATTATTTCCAGCAGCACAGGAACAGAAAAATAAATTATTTTGAGATGAATTTCCTGTGCTACTATTAAATCTTACGTTTGCTATACAATGATAAAGATTTGCCGATCCACCAGAACATGAATTATTTGTACCATTTGATCCTGTTAATATACATCTGTAAAGATTTAAAACGCTCGCTCCTGATTTAGCATAATTGTTCAATCCTCCAGATCCAGTGTTGTTTATTAAACATTTATGCACATTAAAAACGGAACTTGCATTGCTGTTTGTTATATTTAATGCGCTTTTTGTCGGTGTAATGAAATAACAATTAGAAAAGTTAAGATTTGTTTGTTGAGATCCACTTGCTGTCACAATTTCTGTTGCTGCATTATCTTGAAAACGAATTCCACTAATGGAAACAGTCCCTGTAAATGTTGCTGTTACAGCTCCTATGATTGTAACGTTTGCCGTATAATCTTCTGAAGAAAATGAGCAAAGATCAACTCCAGCTTTCAATGTGATGTTTTCTGAATATGAACCTGTTCTAATAAAAATCGTATCTCCAGCACTAGCCGAAGTCAAAGCACTCGCTATAGTTGTGTGAGTTCCTTGTCCTTCAGTTGCAGATACAATCCATTTCGCTACTCCAAAATTATTGTCGGCAGTTGTTGTCGGCATAAGTCTCCGTTAAGCAGTCCAATATAAACCAGATGCGCTGAAAAAGGCTGTGTTCGAGAAATGTGCATCTGTTAATGCTGTTAAGACTCCAGTCGCTCCAATTCCACTTGCAGTCATGAATGCATTGTTAGGTGCAATCCCACCGAATACTTCGGTTGTTGATGCTGGAAATGTAACGCCTGTTCCAGAAAAGTTAATTGTAATCTTAAATCCTGCACTGGAGTCATTTGCTGATGTGAATGGTAATGTGACTTGAAAGGCACCAGTGCTGGAGCCTTTTGATGACATAAGAAATGACATGTTGAAATAGATCATTTGACCAA